CTTCATTATCTATAGGTGTTGTGATAATTTCATCTACACGATTGTCCAAGGCAGTTATACGGCTATTAACATCATTTATATCAGCTTCAACTTGATCAAAACCTGTATCTACACGATTGTCCAAGGTAGTTATACGGCTGTTAACATCATTTATATCAGCTTCAACTTGATCAAAACCTGTATCTACACGATTGTCCAAGGTAGTTATACGGCTGTTAACATCATTTATATCAGCTTCCACCCTGTCAAAGCCTGTGTTTATTTTGGTGTATTCGTCTTTAATTTTATTTGTTCCCACTAAATTACAGTATTTATTTGTCATGCCTATCTCCCCTCCATCAGCACTTATTTGTAAAAGCTAAGTCGTATGATATGCTGCTACATGTGCGGCTATAGCGTCGGCGAGATCTCTGTATGACGGGTAATTGTGAGTATGTCCTTTGCTTGCGTAATTCGATGAGACCCATGATTGTTTTGCGTAACCAGATTCCTCTAATCCCCCAACATAAGCATTATTAAAATACCATTCACCACGCATTGAGCCTATAAATTCAAGGATTCCACAATTAAATTTTATCACCCAGCCACGGTCAGCCTTTGCTTCAATGCTCATATAATTGTTAAACCATATTTTTTTAGTCTCAGATAAGTTTTGTTTACCAAGATAAAGGTCGTTCCCAACATGAGCATTCTTTTCAGTTCTTATATCGCCAGAGAAAATACCATCCGCCCCGGATAAGGTTCCACTAAACGTTCCTCCCGCTGCCTTAAGTTCTCCGCGGAATGTTCCGCTTCCGTCAATATCAATACCTTTTGCTTGGATTCTACCATCAAGCCCGACAAAGAAGTTCTTAGCAAGCCCGGAACCAAGGTCAGAGTAGATAGATATTCCTTCTGTGGCGTTCATTATAGTTTTAGCTTTACCATCCGACCTCTCTACAACAACTCCTTCTTCCCTCGAAGTGGTGACGCCGTTGTAAACCTTTCCTTCCTTGATAGTATTTTTATCAATGTTCTCGATATATTGCCTTAGTGAGCCTTTGATTTTGAACTCACTTGTTTGTTGAGATTCGCTTTCCGCTTTTAATGTGGAGCGTAAGCCGCCTTTGTAGGTAATCTTGTTGTATAGCACTATTACATTAAATGATATAATGTCACGATCCCACGCAAAATCGGCATTTCCCCAGGTTTCAGCAGTTTCCAACCAGCTTGAACCAACGGATTGCTCAATAGTCACGACATCGCCTATTTCAAGGTTCGGGAAACATTTATAGTCAAGCTCATACGGAATGTACTCAAACCCATTCAAAGTGTTATAAACATCGTCGAGGATGTCCTCATTCATGAATGGATTAACGATGTTAAGTGTCGTATGTGATGAGCCAGTTCCCCTCACCAATTCTGAGAACTCACCTTCGGTGAATTCATCTTTCTCATAGAGTTTTACTGTGTCAATCACCACTTTATCATTTGTACGCTTAGCCTTAAAATAATCCCTACGGGTTATGGTACAGGCTGGTGTATTATACATTTCAGGGGACAGTTTAATAAATTTTAGCTTACCATCTCTGTCAATGAAAGCACTACAACAATTAGCACTGGCGATATAGCTGATGACCTTGTGCAATGTAATTTCGGTAGGTAGCAAGCTCACTTGATAATTCTCATTTATTAGTTCAATATTTGCAATCTGAATACCAACTTGAGAGCAGGCCTCTTGTAATACACTTCTCATGGTCTGAGGGTAAGTCAACGCTGAAATATAATTCTGATGTAACAAAACGGTAGCGTCGTAACACTCAAACTTCCATAACTTCTGCTCAGTAAATTCTCGGTTATCTACATAATATTTACCCAGTGGCACCCACTCGGTTTCGTTAAAATTCCATGTCGCTTCTTCAATGTTCCACTCATTAACGGCTTCATTCCATATAAGGCCCCCCTCAAACCTAATGTAAGGCTCGACGGTTGCGTTTTCGGGGATATTCGCCCCAAATTCTCTTATACTAAAATTCAGATTGGATGCGACAATGGTTCCGATAGTGAGTTTCTCACCGGGAGATAGGCTATATTCTACAGTAAGGTCAACGATTTTATCGTTACCATATTCCACACCATCAATTACTATTTTTAGTCCTATTTGACGGTTGATACTTCTCATCATATCGGAAAAATGTTGCGATACTGGATACAATTACATCACCTCTCAATAAAGTTCATAGTGAGTCCCTCCCAAATGATGGTTCCATTTCGTGCTATTGCGACGGGTGCTTGTCTGTCACCCACATAGAATGTTTTAGTCTCATATTGCCCTGTCATGGGGTCGGGGTAATATACCTCGAAGAAAACGGGGGAAACGGCTTCTAAAAGCTGTGATAAAACATCCCATGTTAGAGCGTTCCAGCGCATATTGATTTTTCTCTTTACAGCAATCCTATCTCTATGTAGGGTTCCGTCTGCGGTTCTTGTAGTAGTGGAACCATCGTCTAAGTCCATCACATCTACGCTAAATTCGGAAGGGTTTTTCGGTATAGTCGCCCCATTAATTTTTATAATCAATATTTTCACCTCCTACACGATTAATAGCGTTTCCCCGACTTGTCTTTGATACCGGTTAATCTCTCTTATAGCGACCCTAGCGAACTCACTACCGTTAATATTGAGGACAATATCGCCCGATGTATCGCTGGATTTCTGACCGATCGCCCTACTTACCGCTTGATATACACCCTCGGAAACAGCCGTCACGATTTGGTCGTTATTTGCTACTGCTGTTCTACCACCTATGTTTCCTACAAGTTCAGGCCCCGCCTCACGGGCTATAAACAGTTGACCGGTTTCGGGAAAACCACCTTCTGCGAACAGTTTCGGAATACGGGGGATCGTGAAAAGCCGAATCGAACCGGCAGGAACGATTGTTTGACCGGCGATTGTTATTGTATCCCACTTAAAGTGCATTCTACTATTGAGCCAATCTATAAACTTATTAAATACAGTACGAGCGGCTTCAACAGCGTTCTGAAAGATGGTTTTAAACTTATTATCGAAACCGTTCATGCCCTCCAAAAGGCTATTCATTATCGTCCTACCACCCCTATTGAATAGAGATGACTTATTTGAAGAAATCTCATTGGTGGAACTAAACCAATTCCACGGTAATAACGACCAAATAGCCCACCTTTCCTTATCGGTATTGATTTGGTCATTTACACCCTTCAATAATCCTTGCGAAAGATAGCTACCCAGTTTTTGGAAAACAACAGATGGTGAGCGAATGTCAAAGAGGTTCCTAGTCCAATCTATGATTCTTTGAAAGATCTTTTTATGTTCTTTCTCAACGACACCCTCACTCATACCCCGCTCAAGACCCGCTGCGATATTTATACCCATCCCTTTAGCTTTTTCACCAAACAGGGCTTCCATTTTTTTAATTTCTTTCGCGGTTACATTGGAAAGCTCCCCGCTAAAATCTAACACTCTGTAAGTGTAGAATGAATCCCATTCGAAACCTTCATTAAGTATGTTTGCTACTGCTCGTTGCATTTCTTCGCTACCTTCGATACCAAACTCTGCTAGGATTTTATTAATGCTATCTGAAACGGGATCCATCGTTTCTTTTTTAAATCTGTTTATCGCTTGGGTGACGTAGTATGGCTTACTCGAACCCAGCTTTTGCCACCACTTCATGTTGTCCCATTCTCGGCTGGCCTCGTCTGAAATGTTCTGGATATTTTTGACTAAATCCGTTTGCATTGCTATGAATAATAATTCTAAATTATCGGTAATTCTTGCATAAGCAGCTTCTCTCTCTTCATCTCTAAACAGATATAATGCTTCGGCCATCTCCTGCCGTAGCGCCGGGTCGTCTATGTCTCTCAAGAAAACTTCGATACTTTCTGCCATTGCGTCAAAATACTGGTCAACCTTTTCTTTAGCTTTTTTAGCACTTTCACCAATCTCTTCTAAAGCCTTGGATCTCTCCGCCGGAGTAACCCAGTCTATTCGATCTAGCTTTGTTATCAACCCTAGGAATGAATCTCCGACTTCCTCGACGATCCCCCTTCCACCGTATATTGTATCGTACTGCTCCATTATTCCCTTTGTAGCCTCTTCGATAGAGATTTCGCCTTCCTGCCAAGCCTTTTGATATTCTCTAATCGTCATTTGAGCATCGGTTAGTTTTTTGTCACCTTCGTTCTTAATTAAGAGAATGTTTTTGATGATTTCCTCAGTGGCCGCCCCTACAGTTTTTTGAACATCTGTGAAAGAATTAGATAGAGCATGGATGATATTATCGTATGCTTGATCTCTTAACCGCTGTGTTTCGTCCAGTAAATCAGTCATTGCGTCAATTAACTTCTCTAGCTCAAAAGCACTATCACTGGCGCCGGATTGTATAACATTGAACAAGGTTTCGATAGACTGTTTAGCTCTGTCAATATTGACTTTATGTTCTTTTAGCTTTTTTCCACCCTCAATGATAGGGTCAAACCCACTACCGATCTCTTCCATGAGATTTGAAAAGGCTTTAGATAATTCAGTTATCAATGTTCCACCGTTATCACCGATTGCCTCTTGGATAAGAGCATCTATCCGTTTATTGGTGCCTATGATAATGCCGGTGATTGTCATTGTTAGAACGGCAGCAACACCTATCGTCCAACCCAATGGGCCAGTTCCAAACGCTAACAGTGAGCCACCTAAAGCAAGTGCGCCCCCAATAGCCGCTTTTATGGCGTCTATTACATCGTCGGAGCCGGCTACAAGGTTGCCTATGCTAATAGCACCTAATGTTATACCGGTAAGCGTTAAGGTTAACCCGAAGGTGATTTTCCCGCCTTTGCCAATCCCTTGTAGCCATTGGAAGAAACTTTGTACCCCCTTCGCTATTTGCCAGTTTAGTAAACCTATCCCCACGGCTACAACGACGTCTTTTATGTGGTCGAAATTTTCTCTGACAAAATTAACAAACGGTTCGACTCTCCTGTATATCTCGTCCACTATTTCGTTCACTTTATTAGAAACGTCACCGAGAAAATCATAATCATAGATGCTGGGGTCAATCTCTAACCCTCCGCCGCCTATTCCAGCGCCTTCACCTATCACGCTGCTCCCTGTGTCTTTAGGTAGTATGTTTATCTCGTCAAAACCCATTAATAGATTTTTAAACTTTTTAGCGGCGTTAGTAGCGTCCTCAAAACCGTCCTCGGTCTCGTCCAATAGCGGAGGTAGTTCCCCTAGTCCCGAATAGTCTATTACCGGCAATTCAAACCCAAAGAATGACGCTAGCGTTCTGGCCACATCTGTGAGCAATTTAACAACAGCCTGTAGATAAGGTACAATCTTAATCAGTAAGGGAATCATCATGTTCCCTAGTTCTCTCTTGAACAATTGCAACTGTTGATTTAGAATACGCATAGCATTAGCCGGAGTATGAATCTCCCTCGCAAAGTTCCCCAGAATGCCCTGCTTTTTTGCGGTTTCCATTAGTTGTAAATATCGTATTTGGGATTTTTCATATTGGGTCATGGTTTCGACATTCGCTTCTATCCCATGTCTAAGAGCGGCTAATTTCAAAGTAGCTTCCGACATATCGAATCCCCATTCCCTCATGGGTCGAGGTTGACCGGCCAAGGCGCTTTGTAGTTTCTGCATAGCCACTTCATAATCAACATTAAAAATGGTAGCCAGATCATAACCTAACTGTGTTAGATTCTTGGACATAACCGTTGCCTTGTCTGCCGCTATACCGAAACCAGTAGCCATGTTATGAAATACGGCCTGGAACCTGATCCATTCGGAAGGGTCTACCCCGAAAGCATCATATACTTTATATGCGAAATCTAACGCTTCGTCGCTCGCACTCCGCATTGTTACTCTAAACAAATTCAGATTTTCCACATAGTTGTTACTTTCCACAACCCAATCTGCCATTCGATTAGCAACTCTACGCAATGCAAAATAGAGGACTCCTAATTTTACTTTCAACTGGCTTATCCCCGTACCCATTACGCCAAAAGACTTACTTACCCTCTTATTAGATGCAGATAATCTCTCGTTCTGTGTAATAAGCCTTTGAATCCGGGAAGGGAATGCACTAAATCCGGCGGCAACTTTATTCATTTCATCAGCCAAAGGTTTCAACGCCGAAACAACCCTGTTTATCTGAGTAGCAAACGCACCCATATCAATAGCGGCTAATTGCTTAGTAATCTCCGGCAACTTTTTCAGTGAATTTATAGTGGAGTTAAGGTTTGACTTACCTATAGACTCCAATGGTTTCAACGCCGAAACGAGCTGGGATATTTTGGCGGAGGGGTTCTGCATCGTATTCAGAGCATCGTTTAATTTCTTGAGCTGATTGGTTACGGCAGTAAGACCCACTCCGCCCCTGGATGCAGCCTTAAGCCTACCGAGAGAAGCTGTCAACGCATCTAAGCCGTTCACAGCTTGTTGTGAGTCTTGCGTTATTTCTATTTGTAAACTATCAATCGTGGTGGACATCTGCGCTCACTTCCTCTCGTTTAACATTATCTGGTACATCCAATTGCGATGCCCATGTCATAAATACTGCCATTGCTTTCTTACGATTTTCCCTCTCTATAATTTCCTTACGCTCTTTGATTTCTTTATATGAGATGGCATAAGGCTTGTCTGGATAGGGTTGTGGCTTTGTCCCGCTCTTTGCAAAAGCATGTAATACGGGTGACACACAACATAACGCTTCGTAGATATACAATCCTTGAAGCCACAATTCTTGATTCTTTCGAGCATTTTTCAACTCATTAGCTTTACGGTAATAAACAACCAATTCACAATCGTCATTCCAATATTGGTCGTAGGTCATGCCTATTGACAAATAAAATGGAAAATGCTTGTAAAATTGCTCGGTATAAGTAAGGAGGGGAGCTGAGTTTACCAGCTCGCCTCCCAATTCACGTTTCCCTCATCTTCCTCGGGTTCATCCATGAGAGCCATGATAGGTTCGTTATACATTTCAGCCAACTTACCTATCAACTCTTGCTTGTTGGTAATTTTGTCGAAAATCTTGTCAATCACCTCACGCTTTACATAGCGATGATGAGCGAGGAATGCTCCTGCAAACAAAGTCGGAAGAGTGGATACCGGTTTTTCCACAATCTCACTTGCTATGAAGCCCTGTTTTTCCATCGTTTCTATAGACTTTCTTGTAAACTCAAGAACATATTCCTTACCTTCGAATTCAAGAGTAATCCGTTTAGCCATCGTTTAATCCCTCCATTAAACTGTTTTCAGAGTAGGTTTAGTAGACGGTGCGATACTGATTTTCATTTCAGTAACGGCGTTTACACCGGCTCCCGTAACCCAAACATCATGCTCGCCCCGCCATTCAAAAATACCTTCTGAACCGGCTGTTCCGAACTCAAGAGCGTAATACAGTTCTTTATGCGCATCGGCCAGCACAGCTTCGTAATCAGCTTTGGTATAATTTGCTGTGAACTCCATAGCGCTCATAGACTGAATGCCGTTGATATACGTCTGAGCAGGATCAGAAAGAGTAGTGGTTTCAAGCAACTCGGGAGCGCCACCGAGGTCTGGAAAATCTTTAATGTCGACCGCTTTTGTCAGCTCGTTGGGGCTTTCTCCCCATTTCAAGGTTACGCCATAGGTACTAATAGCCATAATCTTTACCTCCTATAAATTGTTTTGTTGGTCGATACGACCGCCTTATATCTGCCGACCATTCTATAAATGGTGGCATCGTCCATATCCGGAATTGGATTCAGCATAGTTCGTGTAAAACCCATGTCCTGCATTTCTCTGTCAATAAGAGAGAAGATGTCTTTGCATTGACTTTTCTTACCAGTCTTTTTGTTGGAGTACACGTTTATCTCGTACATGAGTCCCGCATGATTCTCAACTCCTTCGCTTGATTGAGTTCGTTCTAAGACATAATTGTCTTTTTCCTCTATCGTCACACAGGGAAATGAAGCAGGGGTCTTGACGTACTCACCGTAAACCGATATATTACTGTAATTGGCTCTCAACACGGTTGACAACCTTTCAAAGATTGCAGACTCTATATCAATCACGGCTGAATACCTCCTTTGCGATTTTTACACATTCCTGCTCCAATTCTCGTGCTGTGTTATACATGAAAGGACGGCTCGGCATTCCTTTCGTCCAGTGCATTTTCCCATCTCTATCGTTGTAATACCACCAGCCGCTTTCACCATGAGCGTTCACATCATATTGCCATCCTGCGGGGGCGGGGTGGGGGGAACCTGAGCCTACAACCCCTGTTCCGAATTCGACGTAAACTGCATATGGCGCACCCGCCTTGATGATGCCAACCCCTGTCGATGGGCTAAAATAACCGCTAATGCTCGATTCAAGCTCCCCGGTATACCATGCGCCAAGTTGTCGTACTTGTACTTTTGCAATCTCAACCCCATAATCGGTAAGAGCTTCAATCAACATTGATACTTTAGCATTCAATTCGGCTTTGTACTTTTCGACTTCTCTTATCGCACGGTTGATTTCTTTGACAGATAAACCAAACGATATTTTACGCACTGACACTCACCTTGCTCACAGCGATTGATACGCTATTCAGACTCTTAGCGACCTTTTTGACTATATAATCATGAGGTTTCGTAGTATCGAGCGAATCAATCCATAAGATGCTTGTTTCAGTGATTGGTACGTTCAGGTCATCTGTCATTAAAACCTTGTCATACTTCTCGGTATCACCGAACTGCCTTGTGGAATACTCACCTCTTGCCGCAGACACATTGATTTTAAGTAAAGTGGGGGGAGTGTAAAGTATTTCATATTCGCCTGTCTGATTGCCGTATTCGTCTATAACTGGTTTTTTACCATCAAACAGGGCGTAATAGATAACCTGTTTATTACGTTCAAGTGTTCGCAAGACCAACCACCCCCACATACGGCGTAATTCCCCTCATAAGGCTTTCCGGTACATCCGCACTCTCGTATGTACGACTTATACCATTTTCACTATGAGAAATTTGTCCTTCCGCGCCCCTTTTGTTATAGAGGTAGACCGCTATTTCGACCTGTTTAGTTTCATAACGAGCTGGAACCTCTGTAACCGTTGTGTCATAGGGATATGCCCGCTCGAGAATCTTTTGTGCGGAGATGGATAGGAGCGTGAGTAGCAACGCATCCTCATCCGTTCCGCTTATACCAAGCAAACTTTTCAACTGTTCGAGTTTTGAGTTCATATCTGCCACTCACGCCACCTCCTGTAATCATTAATCTTCCTATGATGCAGCTACAACCTTCTTAGCATTAGAAAGCACCTTACCTACAGCAGTACCACTTGCTGTGACTTCGCACTTAATGAACTTATCAACGTCATCTTCTGCCGGAATATATGTTGCAGAAGTTGCGCCAGGTATGTTGGTATATGCTCCGTTCGCACTATCGGCTATCTTCCACTGATACGTCAGCGTCGGAGTATTGGTAGGAGTTCCCCTATAGGTGATGGTCAAAGCCTCTGTAGCAACATTTACAGTAGGAGTACCACTGAGGACGACCTTATCCAGTTCGGGAAGAACCTCAACAGTGGGAACAGCATCAACAGCGTAAATCTTCTTACCAGGCTTCGGTTTAACGAACTCGGTGCTAATGCCGGTTATCTTCGCATGCATCCATTCGGGGCCATGGTCAAGACCAATCTGACCGAAAATCTGATACTTAGTTCCTGCTCCGGTCTTAGCAAGCTCTTCCATGAAGAAGTTGCCTTTACCGGGTACAGGTTGCTCAACACGGCTAATTACATCCGGATTGAAGATACCAACCGTTCCCGGAGGCAAGAACTCACCAAGATACAATCCAATTTCACCAAGGGGGGTAAGCAACGTAGAAATAGCAAGACCATTTATGTTTCTTGCGGCCGGGACAATGGTGTTGCCGTTCTGCTCTGCGTCTGCGTTCAACTGGAACATTGCCACAGGGTCTACCCACAGAACAAGCCCGTTTGTGCTACCTTGCGAGTCGTAAATCAGCTTCATTGCTTCAGCAACGTCCCATACCCGAAGAGCTTCGCCGTTCAGATCAAGGATATTCGACTCGATTGCGGTAAGTATTCCCCGGGTCTTATTGACGGTGCCATCGCTGGTAGCCCTGGCGTACTCACCATTGATGAAAGTATATTCAATATCTCTTGCAATCTTTGCCATCCGTGCGGCAACTTGAAAGTCGAGTTCATTTGCGGGATTAGCGGTTTGGCCTGCAATGTTCAAGCCGGAAAGAGTACCCATATTGGATTGCTTACCGTAAGAGATATAAACGCTCTCCTGGAAAATCTGAGTTACGTTTGTTTTCTGCTCACGAGTGATATAAGTCGCGTCGGGAGCCGTCAGAGAAGCGGTTTCAGAAATTGCAGGCTGAGAGCCGCCCCCCGTCTCATATTCCAATCCGGTAACAAACTCTACAGAATTGGTAGTCCTAGCCCTATTTGCAATAAGGGTACTGAATGGAACCTTAGTGTTACCTTTGTTGAAGAGCATTCCGGAGTAATTCAATACTCCAAAGCTCTGGATAACATTATCTGCCATAACAAATCATCTCTCCTTTACAAAATTATTTCTTCTCCATCATGGCTTGTTGTCTTATCAAGGCAGCAACGGTAACCATGTCACCGTTTGCCCGTGCTGCTTCAATCTCTTTCTCAAAAACCCCACCGATGTTACCCCCACCTCCTGCAGGCGGTTTCGGAGTGCTTTTTAGCAATTCAGCCTTTACAGCCTTTTCTACGGCTGCTTTTTGAGCAGAGATGAGGTCAACTATGGTTTTTGCACGAGCCTTAGTAGTTTCTTCATCTTCGGAAACAACCGCATCCAAAATGGAACTATAATCGGATTCGGTTAATCCAGCTTCTACGAATATTTCTTTGGCTCGGAGTTTCGCCAATTCTTTGGCGTACTGTCGTTGTGATTCTATGGCTTTCTCTAATTCGGCTTGTAGTTTCTCTTCATCCGTCATTGACTTTTCCTGCAATTCTTTCAATTGCTTTTTAACCTTCGCAAGCTCAGAAGCTGTTTTGTCGAAAACCTCTTTACTCACGCTTTTAGGTAAGGTGGAAGGGTCTACCAAATTCACACCTTTTAGCGCTTCATTAATTTCGTCGAGTGTCATGTTTTCCTTGTAGGCATCGCCTAGTAATGTTTTCAAATCCATGTTTCATAACCTCCTGCGTTTTTATAGGTGTTCTCTCACCTTTGATTTTGAGTTTTAGAGTGTTCTCTCACTTTTTGTGTTTTAACGACTTCTCTGTCGGCACCGTTTAACGGTCAACTAGCACTCTCACGATGCTCTGTGTTAATTCTGTTCAATTTTTTACAACGAGGGCATTTAATTTCTGCCTTTCCTTTGACTTTACCTAGCAATCTACCGCACTTCAAGCATCTAAATTCAATCAAACGTCATCCCCTCCCGGGTTGGGTTTATTATTACCCGGTGTAGATGTTGCTTTAGCTGTTTTCCACTTCTCTAAATATTCCCGTGAGTCTAAATATACTTGCTCGGGGTCACTATATAGCCCACTATGGGCTATCGCTATCTGCGGATGAATACCAGCCTCTAGTTGATTCTGTAACCCTTGTGTCTTAACCAATAAATTATCAGTCTTATTGCGAGTGAACTTAATGTCTATCTCACTCAACCTCAAATTAAACTTTACGGTGTCCCTAAGTATTCTTAACACCAACCGAAGGAATCTCTTTTCAGAACTTTTGAACATCAGTTCGGTATCTTTAGCTCTAGCCTCGGCAGCACTCCATCCGTCACGTAGC